AATCTATTCAGATTTGGATTTAAACTTTACAAGAAATCCTGTTACAAATGATATACCTAAAGTTGAAGATGTTGACGCTGTAAAAAGAAGTGTTAAAAATTTGATACAAACTAATTTTTATGAGAGGCCTTTTCATCCAGAATTGGGTAGTGGAGTTAGAGGTCTACTTTTTGAAAATTTTACACCTATAACAGGTATATTTTTAAAAAGAAAAATTGAAGAAATTATTAAAAACTATGAACCTAGAGCTTCATTACAAAATGTAACTGTGGATGATGAACCTGATAAAAATAGATTAAAAGTTTCTATTTACTTTTATGTAGTGGCTACAAACGAACCAGTTGTTGTAACAACATTTTTAGAAAGATTAAGATAAAATGGCAAGTAATAAATTAACAGTTTCAGATTTAGATTTTGATTTAGTAAAACAAAATTTAAAAACATTTTTACAATCACAATCAGAATTTCAGGACTATGATTTTGAAGGATCAGGTTTTTCCATACTTTTAGATTTATTAGCTTACAATACACATTATCTAGGTTTTAATGCTAATATGTTAGCAAATGAAATGTACTTAGATAGTGCCGACATTCGAAAAAATATTGTGTCATTAGCAAAGATGTTAGGTTACACTCCTACTTCAGCAAAAGCTCCTTCAGCTTCATTAAATATTTTAGTCAATAATGCTTCAGGCGATTCCATTACAATGGCCAAAGGAACAGTTTTTACAACAAGTGTAAACGATACTTCTTATCAATTTGTTACTAATGCTTCTCACACACTAACGCCCACAAATGGTGTTTATCAGTTTTCTAATATTCCTGTTTTTGAAGGTACTTTAGTAACTTACAGATACACAGTTAATACATCCGATCCTGACCAGAGTTTTATAATACCTAGTAATAGAGCAGACACAACAACTTTAAAAGTACAAATTCAAAACTCATCATCTGATTCAACAACAGCGACATATACTTTAGCTACAGGTTTTACAAGTTTAGATTCAACAAGTAGAGTTTATTTTTTACAAGAAGTTGAAGATGGTAAGTTTGAAGTTTATTTTGGAGATGGTGTTATAGGCCGAGCATTAAGTGATGGTAATATTGTAATATTAGAATATATTGTTACAAATAAAACTGAAGCTAATGGTGCTTCAACTTTTGCTTTGTCAGGTGCTATTGAAACTTTTTCAGACGTTACAATTACTACAGTTTCAAGTGCTCAAGGTGGTGCTGAACCACAAAGTAAAGAGTCAATTCGATTTAATGCTCCTTTACAATATGCTAGACAAGATAGAGCAGTTACAACAGGTGATTATGAAACACTTGTACAAGAATTGTATCCTAATGCTCAATCAGTTTCAGCTTGGGGTGGCGAAGATGATGAAACGCCAATTTATGGTGTTGTAAAAATTGCTATTAAGGCCGCTTCAGGTTCTACTTTAACAGACGCAACTAAACAATCTATTGTAACACAATTAAAAAAATTCAATGTGGCTTCTGTAAGACCAGAAATTGTTGATCCAGAAATTACAAAAATACTTTTAACATCAAACATAAAGTATGATGAAAAGGCAACTACCAAAACAGCTGACACTTTAGAGTCTGAAGTTTTAACTGCTATTTCAAATTACAATAAAGACACATTACAAAAATTTGATGGTGTGTTTAGACATTCAAAAATTACAGGTTTAATAGATGATGCTGATACAAGTATTTTATCAAATGTCACAAGTTTAAAAATTAGAAAAACTCTTACACCGACTATTGGATCATCCACAAGATATGACATTTATTTCAGAAACGGTATTTTTAATCCACATACAGGTCACAAATCTGGTACAGGTGGTGTAATCAATACATCAGGATTTAAAGTGACAGGTGATACAACAAATGTTTATTACCTTGATGATGATGGACAAGGTAATGTAAGAAGATATTATCTTGTTTCTGGAATTAGAACATATGTAAATAATACACAAGGTACTGTTGACTATACAACAGGTCAAATTACAATTAACTCTTTAGATATTGCTTCAATAGAAAATATTAGAGGTTCTGCTTCGTCTGTAATAGAGGTTACAGTTGAGCCTGCTTCTTATGATATTGTTCCTGTAAGAGATCAGATTTTAGAAATAGATACAGCAAATTCAACAATCACAGTAGAGGCAGATACCTTTGTTGGAGGTTCCGCTGACGCTGGTGTAGGTTACACAGTAACATCTAATTACTAATGGCAACTTTTAAAGACAAAATATCAAAACTGATTAATAGTCAGGCTCCAGAGTTCGTTGTTGAACAACACCCTAAATTTTTAGAGTTTGTAAAAACATATTACACTTTTATGGAATCTGCCGAGTTAGATGTAACTTCGGTACAAACTACAGACGGTATTCAATTAGAAACAGAAACAGCACAAACAAATGCTTTGTTATTAGATGGTTCTCGTATTGATTCTGATAGAACACAATTAGACGCTGGTGATAAAATCATTTTAGAAAGTTCAGCCTTTGGTAAATTTACAAGAGGTGAAACTATCACAGGTCAAACTTCAGGCGCTACGACTACAGTTCTTGCTGAAGATTTAAATAATGGCCGCTTGTTTATTTCAGCACAAGATAAATTTATTATAGGTGAAACAGTATTAGGTGCTTCTTCAAACGCAAGCGCTGTTATTAATAACTACAGTCCAAATCCTGTAACTAATATACAAGAATTATTAAACTTTAGAGATCCCGATAAAGTTATTTCAAACTTTTTAACAAAATTTAGAAATGAATTTTTAAATACATTACCAGAAAATTTAAATGCTGGTGTTAATAAAAGAAACCTTATTAAAAATGTAAAATCACTTTATAAAGCAAAAGGTACTAATAGAGGCCACGAATTATTTTTTAGATTACTATTTAACGAAGATTCTGAAATATTTTATCCTAGAGAACAAATGTTACGTGTTTCTGACGGACAATGGGACACACAAAAAGTTTTAAGAGCTATATCAACGACTGGTAATACAATTAATTTAGTAGGTCGTACTATTACAGGCCAAACTTCAGGTGCAACTGCTATTGTTGAATCAGTAAAAAAACTTATTTTAGGTAATCAAATAATTTCTGAATTTGTTATTAATGATGGTTCTTATGATGGAACATTTTCTATAGGTGAAGAAATTAGAGGAACATCTTCAGACACAGACGATTATTTTATTAAAGCAAATATTACAGGTATACCCGGAACAAAAACAACAATTAATGATGGTAATCTTTACTCATATACAGATTTAATTTCTGTAAATGGAGGAGGGACTGGTGCTAGATTTTCTATAAATGATATTGGTTCTGGAGGTATTACTGAAATAATTGTTGATGACAGTGGTTTAGATTATTCTATGGGTGATAATTTAGTTTTTAATAATATAGGAACTCAAGGAGTTAATGCATCTGGATTTGTTTCAGTTGTCAATGGTGGGTTTACGCAAGAAACTTCAACATCAACAACAGAAGATCATATTGTATTAGAAGATGAAACTACAAGTGATGATACATATTCAGGAAATAAAATAGTACAAGAAGAAGGAACTGGTGTAGGAGATATTACAGATGTTTATATAACAAATTCTGGTTCTGGATATATTTCTTTACCTCTAGTATCGATTACATCTTCATCTGGTGTAGGTGCAAAATTATTAACTTATGGATCTGAAATAGGAAGAATTATAGGAATAAAAACAAATGAATTAGGAGAAGGTTATGAAAATTCTCCATCACCTCCTACTTTAAGTTTTTATCAAAATTTAATTTTAACTACAGTAACAGGAAATTTTAACATAAATGACACAGTTACAGGTAGTTCTTCAGGTACTACGGGAACAATAGTTAACTATGATAGTGATAGAAATTTATTAAAACTTAAAAATGTAACAGGTAATTTTTCGATTGAAGAAACTATAACATCTTCAAGTGGCGGTAGTTCAGTTTTAAACAAATTAGATGTTGCAAATATTAGCGTAAACATTGTTTCTGTAGGTGATACAGACGGTAAGTTTTTAAACGAAGATGGATTTGTTTCTGAACAAACAATGAAGATACAAGATAGTTTATACTATCAGGACTTTTCTTATGTATTAAAAGTTGGTCAATCAATTAATAGTTGGCGTAATTCTTTTAAAAAGACAATGCACACCGCTGGTTTTTATTTTACAGGACAAGTTGATTTAACAAGTAGATTAAATTTACAAATTAAGAGAATTACTGGAATTAATTCTGGAATTACAGAAATTCTAAGAAATATTTTAACAAAATTATATTCTACAATTGTAGGAAGAAGATTAGGAACTGAAACTGATGGAACAACTTTAAGAACAAATCCTGAATTAGCTGTATCAGCAGATTTTGATACTAGTACTATTACTCCATTTGATAAAACAACAAGAGATGTTACTTTAAAAACACAACCTATAAATATAGATTATGTAAGTAGAGTGAGAAGAAATTTATCTAATTCATTGGGTGACTTAGTAAATGTAAGACAAGGATTTGCATACGCTGGACCAAGATTTGGTGTTTTAAATAGATTTGCTAATACTGCATTTGGAGTTACTGCAAACAATTCTTTTAGTAGTAGTGGTATTACTTTTCAAATATTAAATGATATTAAAGTTCAAGGAACTAGAACATCTTTAGACGGTTCAAACGCAATCTTTTTAATGACTTCCAATGAAGATGGAAGAAAACTTAAAACAAATTTTACTATACCTGCTCAGGTTGGTGTTATTTCACAATCAACAATGGATCAAACTTCCATAACATTTGATAACACTAATAATACAATGGATGCTGGATAGTATATAAATAGTAAGAGAGAGTTATGACAAAACAAACAATAAATATCGGAACTATACAAAATGATGGTACAGGTTCAACATTACGTGATGCTGGTGATCTAATTAATGATAATTTCAATGAAATTTATACAGCAATAGGTGATGGTACAACATTAAATTCAGATGTACTAACAGCATCATCTACACATACTTTAACAAACAAGTCAGGAAATATATCACAATGGACAAATGATACTGGCTATATAACTTCAGTTTCAGAAACAAATGATTTAACATCATCTGTTACTTGGGCAGATGTGCCTGATGTTAACATAACTCAAAGTTCAGTAACACAACACGAAGCTGCTTTATCTATAACTTCATCACAAATAAGTGATTTAGCAAGTTCTACAATATCATTTACAAATAAAACATTTGACGCAAATGGCACTGGTAACTCAATTTCAAATATAGAAGTTGCTGACTTAGCGTCTGGTGTTTTAGATACAGATTTAAACACAGTTTCATCATTACATAATACTCTTGCTTCAGCAAAAGCAATTAAAACTTATGTTGATACAATTGCTTCTGCTGGTATTCATTACCATGATCCTGTAAGAGTAGAAGCTATAACAAATCTAAACGCAACTTATAATAACGGTACTTCAGGTGTAGGTGCAACGTTAACAAACAATGGAACTTTAACAGCTATAATTATAGACGGTATTACTTTAAGTACAAACGATAGAGTTTTAGTTTACAATCAAACTAACGCTGCTCATAATGGTATTTACACAGTAACAACTGTTGGTGATGGAGCAACTGCTTGGGTACTTACAAGAGCAACTGATGCTGATAGTTATGGTGTTTCTGATCCTGATGCTTTAGGAGAAGGTGATGCTTTCTTTGTGGGTGAAGGTAACACTGGTGCTGGTGAATTGTATGTAATGAATACTGAAGGTACGATTACTTTTGGTACTACAAATATCAATTTCTCCCAAATTTCAACATTACCAGCTTTTACAGGTGGTGATGGTATAGATATTACAGGAACAATTTTTTCCGTAGATTATGATGATAATACAATCAATGTCAATTCAGGAGTATTGCAAGTTAAAAATGGTGGAATTACCTCAACTCAACTGAATGGTGCTGTAAATTTACAAATTTTAGACTCATCCGGAAGTGTCTTAAAATCATTATATGGAACAGGAACTTAATTTAAAACATTAAAAGAAAGTGTATAAATATACAATATAGAGAAAAATTATGCCAGCAATTATAACAAATAAGTTTAGATTAAATAATGCGGAACAATTTCATGAGTCTTTCTCAGAACCCGCAAATAACATATACTATCTAGGTATTGGAAGACCTCAGGCTTGGGGTACCTTAACTAGAGCTGATGGACGTACTGATTATGAGGGTACAGATTCAAATCCTACAACTCCTGGTGATACAGTAGTTAATGAATTTTATACATTTGATGAATTAACTGCGGCTAAAAGAATTACAGGATCAGATATTTCTTTTGTAATTCCAAGAAGAAACTGGACATCTGGTACAGTTTACGATATTTACAGACATGATTATGGAGAATATACAACTGGTTCTACTTCAACTAGAATAACATCTACTAGTGGTGCAATTACTTTATTCGATTCTACTTTTTATGTTTTGTCGTCAGATAGAAACGTTTATAAGTGTTTAGATAATAATAATGGTGCAACAGTCAATGATGAACCTACTGGAGTATCGACAACTCCTATTACAACTACAGACGGTTACATATGGAAATATATGTATACCTTATCTGCTGCTCAACAATCTAATTTTCTATCAACAGATTTTATGGCAATTCCTACAAATGCAAATGCAGGAACAGATCATTTAAACGTAATATCTAATGCTATTAATGGTGCAATAGATATTATTAAAATCAAATCTGCTGGTTCGGGTGGTACAAACGGAACATTTTCAAATATTCCAATAAGAGGTGATGGATCAGGCGGACTATGCGAAGTTGTAGTTTCGGGTGGTTTAGTATCTTCAGTAACCGTAACAACTGCTGGTGTAAATTATACATTTGCAACAGTAAGTAATGCTCAAATTGTTGCCGCTGGTGCTACAGGTTTATCTGGCGCTGAATTAGATGTAATCATTCCTCCAAAAGGTGGACATGGTGCAAATGCTTTAGAAGAATTGGGTGGTTTCTTTGTGATGTTAAATACTTCATTAGAAGGTAGTGAATCTGCAAATACAGGAGACTTTTCTGCTGTAAACGATTTTAGAAAAATTGTTTTGTTAAGAGATCCTACAAAAAATTCTTCTGCTGTAACATCAACAACAGCCAGATTAACAAAGGCAATTAAAATTGCTGCTTCACCAACACCAGGTACATTTACAGTTGATGAAGAAATTAATCAAGCAACAACAGGTGCTGTTGGTAAAGTTGTAGAATGGGATTCAACAAATAATATTTTATATTACATTCAGACAAGACATAGTGATGCTGGTATTGACAGTAACGGTAATTTAATTGATTTTTCTGGTGCAAACGTAATTACAGGACAAAGTTCAAGTGCAACAGGCACACCCGACACATCTGCTTCATCAACAGTTAATAATGTTATTTTTGCTTCAGGATATTCTGTACCTGAAATCGACCACGATACAGGAGATGTTTTATATGTTGAAAATAGAACACCAATATCAAGAGCTGTAGATCAAACAGAAAATATTAAACTGATTATAGAATTTTAACATACATAGGGATAGAAATGGCCACAAAAACTGATTTTAATATTAGTCCGTACTTTGATGATTATTTAGAGTCAAAAAGATTTCATAAAATTTTATTTCGTCCTGGATTTGCTGTTCAAGCAAGAGAATTAACTCAAGTACAATCAATACTTCAAAATCAAATTAAAAGATTTGGAGATCACATATTTAAAGATGGCGCTCAAGTTATTCCTGGTGAAATACAATATATAAACACTTATCATTTCGTTAAACTTTCAACATTTTCAACTTCAA